CTATTGTCTAGCAAAAATGATAGATGCGAAATATTTACATACAACAATAACCGAATATGAACATTTACCAGAAGACTATTGGAAAAAAATAGAAGATCATTTTGGACTCGGCGTCTTTAAATCGATAGAGGTTTTATCATTTGATAACGTGAAAAGTATAAAAGTTCCCAATAGTTTGAATGAATTGAAATCGAATAATTCTGATAAAGACACTCTCATAAAAATATTATTGGCAGTTGGTATATTAGATAAAAACCCGGATGATTATGATTTATTTATGGATGACTTGAGAAAATTAAAAAGGAATATAGATTTGCCCGAATATGATAAATCTAAAAAAAATATAGCAATCCATATACGAAGAGGAGATGTTAATAAAGATTCAACCGATAGATATACCGGAAATGATCACTATGTTAAAGTTATTCAAGCCCTAAAAACGAAATATCCTTATTCTCCTATTTTTATATTTACGGAAGATTCCGGAGATTTGGATGTATTTCGGAAAATAGATAATGTAAAACTAATGACCGATCTAGATGTGTTGTTAACATTCGAATATTTATGTAATGCGGATGTTCTTGTTACAGCAAAATCTTGTTTTTCCGGAGTGGCTGGTTTATATAATACCAGTTCCGAAATATATGTAGAAAACGCTCCGACGCCTAAACTTTCGAGACATAAATATATAGACGATTTATTTAACAAATCGGCAACTGAATCGTTCACTGGCTTGAATAAAGAATCTATAACTAAAAAATATGGATTTTATATTTATATATTTTTGTTTATACTAGTTGCATTTGTATGTTTTTATTATTTTGGTTCTTATAAAAAAAAATGGATAAAACGGTTTTTTATTGCTCACCGGAATACATCATTTGCAAAAGGGAGATAATAAAAACTATATAAATCCATTATTATGTTATTTATATAATTTAACAATGCCAGCAACAACACGCAGTATGACAAAATTATTACATTTGCAAGGATATGTCATTTATCAAAACGCGACTCCGGAAGCCGATAATCCAGAAATCCTAGATTTGTTACGAGACTATATGAATGAATCATCAGGGCCTATTTTTAATAATACAAAAACCAATGATAATCGACGTAGACAAAACAAAATAAATACCAGAAATCCTATTTTTAAAAAATGGATTCAAGGTCTGGAAGAAACTATTTGTTCTATTCATCCACTCCAACAATTAAACTTTCGCGATTGGAACATTTTACAAAGCCTTCCGGGATGTAAATCACAGCAACCCCATACCGATTATGTTCCCACAGAACAATTCATCAAAAAAATGGCCGAATTGGATAATCCTGAAAATCAAAATAAAATTCCCCTTTTATGTTTGATTGCCTTGGAACCAAATACATATTTAGATGTATGGGAAAATTCTACACGTTTAATCACATTACCAGAAAACATTTTGAAAGACATTTTGTATCCCGATATGTTTTTAAATCGCCTATGTTTACAACCGGGTGATATATTACTATTTCGACCCGATCTAATTCATGCGGGTAGCCCATATGCGGACGAAAATATAAGACTACATGTTTATCTGGATAGTGAAGAAATTCCAAGACAAGCAAATCGCACATTTATTATAAATAAACACGGAAATTATTGGTTGAAACTAATGTTTCCTATAAAGTAATATTAAGTGTTCTGAGAAGATCAATCTTTACATTAGGGGTAAACCGTAGGCCATCAGAATCAGCGAAGCTGATTCCAGACCCCCCTAACCCCCTTCCTTTCATTTTTGATTTCTTGTAAAAATTTCCATTTGCTTACTTGCAGTTACCATATTTATTTTAATTCTTGTTTTTTTATAAGAATTAAAATCCAGTAAGCTACTTTACATATATGCAATGAACTAAACGATAAGTCTTTTAATTTTTTCCTTTAATTTTTCTTTATCAAAAGAATCCGGAATAATTCCATTTTTGAACAAAGGTTGATTGTATTTTTTCAAATATAATTCATCGTTTTGATCGTGTTGTTTTATATCATTTATCAGTTGTTCAACATCTGTATCGGTGAAATTTGGTTTTAAATAAAAAATGGAATCCATATTTATATTGTAATCTTCCATATTTGGACATCCCCAATATATTGGTATAGTATTACACATATAAGCATTCAATAATTTTTCAGTAAAGTAACACCCTTTTGATTCGTTCTCAAAACATATCATGAATTTGTATTTACTTAAAAATTGACAATATTCTTCTGATCCCCACCCCCCTGGACAAGTTGAACCCATATTATTCATATGTTTTCCACAAGAATCTACTTGTTTATATTTTGATAAACTGTTAAAAAAATCATTCCTCTCTTTGCACCTATCATTACTTACCGAAAATAAACAGAATTTTTGTTTATCCAATATCGGTCTTGGTTTTATAAACTTCGATATATCTTTTTTTTCGGCAAATATATAATATGCTCCATAAGGTAAATCTACTATATTTTTATGTGAATTATCGCTACTTGGAATTGGCACAAAATTTACATGAAATTTGGATGGATCCCCATAATTCGATTCACCTGTGAATTGTGCATATAAAATACCATCTTCCATTTCAGTTGGAACATCTCCAAATGTACAGTAAACATGTATGGATTTATACTTCTGTCTTATTTCAGGAATATCAAATAATTCGGAAAATGTTCTTTTTGAATTCTCATCATCACTCCACCAAGATTTCAATGTTATAAAATTGTCACTAAACGGCTCTTTTTTATTAGTAAATGTCAAAACTAACAACGCTATTAAAATTATCGCTATTAAAATGCCTGTATTTTTTTTCTTCATTTGTATTTTAATTAGATAATATTTTTATAACGCTATCTGTATCGTAATAATCGGGGACTTCGGAATGCATTACATTGTAACCATTATATAACCAATCACCAATTCCATCAAATTCGGGTTCACCTTCATCTTGATGTCCAGAGGATATGAATAATCCTTTGCCAAAAAATCCACTCATAAACGAATATGAACTACCCGATGATATAACCGCGGGTGCGTAATACATAGTCGCAAAGTCATCCAAATTCGATTGACACTTAATTATAGATTTATAACCAATCGAAACTAAATACTTTGCCAAAGATTCAGAATAAATATCACACTTTGCTTTGTCGTTATCGTTTGAAAAATGCGAATTACAATAACTTATTATGATAGTATCGTATTTTTTTATTTTTTTCGATATATCGTTCAATGCTTTTTTATAAAATTCATATTTTTGGAAATGATATTGCCTATGTAAATTAAAAGGGGTGTCCGCACATCTAAAATGAATCACCGGGTATTCTATTTTTTTTACTAGTCCGCTTTTTGAAAACGCATCATCATATATTTCTTGAATTAAAGGTTTCATAATTGTCCATATTTTTTCCGATTTTTGATCTTTCAGACACCATGTAGAGACATCATTCGTTTGAATCGTTTCAAAATAATTAAGATCTATTCCATTTTTCAAAAACTCGTTACGAATATTATCATATTTGTATGGCAAATGTGACGGCAAATATTTAATGAAATCATAATCCGGTAATTCTCTACGATAGTCTTCTTTTTTCAAAATTGAAACTGCTAATTTATGGAAATATTGACAGGTATAATTTCCCACAGTCAATGGAACATCTTCCGCACCCTCTAAATTTAAACCCTTTTTTTTGTATATCAAGTATAATAAAATGATTAAAATCACACTGAATAATAAAATTATATATTTTGTTCGATGTATCATAATATATAATTATGTTATAATATTTTTATAATTTACGTTCATATAAATCTATAGCGTGTTTTTTGTTTTTAACATGGAACATTGCAACATGATCTTGATGTATTTCGGAATCGTTATCTGTTTTATAAATAAAATAGGGATATTTATAGGCATATGTATTCAAAATATTGTATAGGTAATAATCCGATTTATGTAGATAATTGTCTGTAAATTTGTATTTACCGTTGTCATCTGACATTTTCATCAGTCGTTTTGCTCCACGCTTATTTATTAAATAGGCCAAGGCATAAAAGTGATTATCGAATTTTATATAATCATCATTGTCAAAACTATTCGGTTCCACATTATACCAAAGCATAATGATTTCCCAATCATTGGGTGCTTCGTCGATGACCTCTCTAATCGATTTCTTCCAGAATGGTTGGAACTCCAGGGTGACGTCGTCCTCAAAAATGATAGCCGTTTCATGATCAGAATTCGAAAACTCTTTGATCGAGTCTAAATGTGATAACAAAACGGCATATTCGTAATCTGTTATTCCATCCTGTTTATTATATTGTCCCAATTTCTGATACGTTTCGTCCGGTTTTTTCCCATCTGTTGCCGAAATTCTTACCTTTGGAATGTCTTGGAAAACTGGATCAGCCAAAACCTTTTCCGTATTTTCTCTACGTTCTAGTGAACGATCTAAATTGATCCAATAGATCACATCTACTCCATCCATATAGTTCTTTTCTTGTTGTGAAAATCCTTCTTTTCTTATCCAAACATTTATAAAAATTGTGGCTATGAAAAATAATACCAATCCGGCGATAATCCAATATCTATAAGGACTTTTTCCAAGTCGTTTCATCTACTATAGTATCTGGTTAAAATAATATTAAAAATACATATTGTCTACTTATTGCTTTTTACTATTCTTTCGGGGGTTTTATCCACCTCCGTATTCAGCAAAATATTCTTCATCACTTTTTTCTGTATATGTCCTTCTCCGGCCAATTCTGAACCAAATACTTGTGTCATTATTTTCAGACTCTCCTCTTTTTTCTCTTGATCCTGCATGAAATTCGGATTCTCCTCATGCCATACACCTGTCTGTTGTATCACTTTATGTGATACCACATTCGCCAACTGTTTAATTCTTGGAAGTTCCGCCTGTTCCTTTTCCCATTCATCATTCTCTCGAATATAAACAGTTTCCCTTTTCACATCCATGCAATGAATCGGTCGGCGATAAACTCCCAGTTTTTCCAACATATCCGCAATGATCTTACTGTTCCCATCTACATATCCGTTTTTCACAACCTTTCGTAAATCCTCCTGATTCAATGTAATCGAATTCACAAAATCCGTGAAATTAATCGCATCCTTACATTTCTCATTCAAGAAAAAGTTCACATTGAACTGTGCATTCGTCGTATTATTATTCGTAGTATTATGAATTGTGGTTGGTGTCTCTTTTGCCAGTTTCACCAATTCTTGACTATTTTTCATCATTTCTTCGCTGTTTTTCAAGAGATCGGTGATTCCCAATTGTTTATGGATTTCCACGACGATCCTGGAAATCATCTCCGGTGATACCTTGGAATTATCCTCTGTCGTCACAACAGGCTTTGTCACAACGACTGACTCTACACATTTCTGTGCATGCTTCCAGAGACCTGTTCTGTTTTGATAGGTTCGATCACAGATTTTACACTGATAATGCTTTACCACGGGCTGACCACCCGTTTCTAAACGCTCTAAATGTTTTTTAGTGGCTACATGTCGATTCCAATCGCACTGTTTATTACAAGTGAAACTGCATACTTCGCAAGAAAATTTTCCGGCGTTTTTTTGTTCCCTAAATGTTTCCATATGGTTTCCTAAAATGGAAACAGAAAAAAACGCCGGTGATCGAACGAATATTTTCTTTGCAGTGGCGGTTTTTAGAACGAGATATAAAACTAAAGCATTATGCTGCCATTCTAAAAAATGGTGTGTTTTTAGAAAATTCTTTGGCCTACTATTTTTTTTTGGACAAAAATAAATGTCCAAAAAGTTTTTATCACGGGGTCTTTTGTTTTCATTTTTCCAAGGCTAGAACCCTATATTTTGACCTTTTTACACGATTTTTGCCACTTTTTTGATAAAATAT